ATTTCTAAATTGAGTCGCGCTCCACTTCATAGCACTTACAATGACACCAAAGAAAATATTGCCAAAATTGGTGCTGGCAAAATGAAAAAAGGTGGCAAAGCTGAAGCCAAGTGTTGGGGTGGTCGCACCAAAAAAGACGTAGGTGGTCCTTTGTCGGGTTCTGCTGGTGGCATGGCGCCACAGGCCAACACTCCAATGGTCGATCCTCGTCAGATGGCTGCAATGGAAGTCGCTAAGTCTGCTGGTCGTGGTGAAGTTCCACAACAGATGATGCAGTTCCAGAACACTGGCAAGTCTTTGCTTAAGCGTGGCGGCAAAGCAGGACACCCAGACGAGGCAGCAGATCGCAAGCTCGTCAAAAATATGGTTAAGCCAACTGCTTTGCGCTCCAAGCACGAAAAAGGCGGCAAAGTATTCTCTGGTGACGGCTATCCGTTCAAAGTTCCTGGAGCAACTGGCGGTCGCACAGCGCATGCTGACGGCGGCAAAGCTGGTAAGGGCAAAATGAATGTCAACATCATCATTGGTGCTGGTGGTCAAAATCCTCAGGGACAGCCTCCTATGGCTAAGCCAATGTTGCCTCCAGGCGGTGGCCCTATTCCTCCTATGGGTATGGGTCCTGGGGCTGGCGGCCCTCCTCCTGGTGGTCCAGGTGCTCCACCTCCTGGCATGATGCCACCTGCAGGTCCTCCTCCAATGGGTCGTAAGCATGGCGGACGCACCTATCGTTCTTACAAAGACATGGACGCTGGTGCTGGCGGCGGCGAAGCTCGTCTGGAAAAGATTGATATCCAGAAACATAAGGTTCGTTAAGTGTATTCAGCCCACACTTGATGATCGGAGTGGGATGTTGGTGCCCTCTGGCATCCCACTCTTTTTAAACTCAGAGGGCAAAAAGAGGGCAAACTATGCAAACCTACAATGACTTGCTGGTAGTTGAAACGAATAAATTGATTGATATGCAGATTGATCGGCTGAGAGATCAACTTTCGTTTAATCAGTTTACTGATGTTTGGCAATTTAAATATATTATGGGAGCAATTGACGGTCTACGCACAGCGCAAACACTGATGGAAGAGTCTAAACAGCTCGCCGATCAGTCGAATCGCTAATTGAAAGGAAGAGGGCAATGCCATTTATGATTATGAACCACAAGGAAGATCCTAAAAAGATGATCCTTGACGCACTTGGAGACATTTCTTCTGTTTAAGTGTTTAACAATCAGGTGCTGATCGCAATTTACATCAAGCCGAAAATGACGGCAGGTGGAATTCTCGTCCCAGAAGCAACTCGTGACGAGGACATTTGGCAGGGCAAAGTCGGCCTTGTCATTAAAAAAGGCCCAACTGCCTTTGTTGAAGAGGAAGAAAAGTGGTTTAAAGGCGTAAAAGTCGACGTGCATGACTGGATTTACGCTCGTTCTTCTGAAGGTTGGAGCCTAAAAGTGCATGACGTCCATTGTCGTCTGGTCGATGATGTCAACGTACGTGGGAAAATCTCCCATCCAGATGAAGTTTGGTAAAAGGAAAACGAAAATGGTAGAAAAAATAGCATTAGATGATGCCGACATTGAGTTGCAACTCGATGAAGGCGACAAAAAAGAAGTAGAAATTAAAATTGAGAAGGACGAAAAACCTTCTGAAGCAGAAATTTCTATCGAAGATGGCATAAAAGAGCTAAAATTTAAGCTCGAAGAAGAAAAGCTGGCACGTGCAGACGCAGAACGTCGTGCTCGTGAAGCAAATGATCAAGCGAATAAAGCCAAATTGGATGTCGATGACACCAATATGCAGCTTTTGAACACTGCGATCGATACTGTCAAGCGTGATAACTTCATGCTGAAGCAGAAAATGAAAGAGGCAATGCAGCTCGGCGACTATGATTCTGTCGCTGACATGCAGGAAACTATGGCTAACAATGCCGCCAAGCTGATGCAGCTCGAAAATGGCAGAGTGGCTATGGAAAATCGCCCCAAACAGGAAGCATATGCCCCATCATATGATGATCCTGTCGAGGCATTTGCTGCACAATTGTCTCCAAAATCAGCTAACTGGGTTCGTAACCATCCAGAATATGTCACCGATCAGCGTTTGCATCGCAAAATGCGCGCAGCTCATGACATGGCAGTCGCTGAAGAGATCCGTCCTGACACAAAAGAGTATTTCGAGTTTATCGAAGACACTCTGAAGGTCAACAAACGTTACGAACAAGAGGAAGAATCAGCCATGTCCGCAGCTTCGGCCCCAGTAAGTCGCCGCAGTGCTCCTGCAGCGGCCCCTGTCACTCGTAGCAGCACAGGAACAGGCTCGTCTAATCCTAACATTGTTCGTTTGACTGCTGCCGAGCGTGAAATGGCCCAGATGATGGGCATGACAGACAAAGAATATGCTGTCAATAAACTGGCACTGATCAAAGATGGTCGTATAAATTAATAGGTGAATCATGGAAAAGAAATCTCTCGCAGATAAAATCGCAGCAAAATACATCCCCGAAGAAGTTCGTCCTGATGTACGTCCTGCAATGGCTAAAGAAGAAACTCCTGCACAGCGTGCCGCAAGGCGTGTTGCTGAATTGCGTGGCAATGATGATGGTCAGAGCGAAGGTCACGATGACTTTGCTGCTCCTGTGCCACCAGAAGGCTGGTCATATCAGTGGAAACGGTTCTTGACTGCTGGTCAGGAAGATCCATCTTATCAGGTTCAGCTTGCACGCAGTGGCTGGGAAGCAGTTCCTGCAACTCGTCATCCTGAAATGATGCCAATTTCGACCAAGAGCAAAGTGATCGAGCGCAAAGGCATGATCTTAATGGAAAAGCCGCTTGAGTTGGTCGAAGAAGCTCGCAACATCGAGTTGAAAAAGGCTCGTCAGCAGGTTCGTGCAAAAGAAGCACAGCTTTCTGGCACCCCAGATGGCACTTTGTCGCGCGATGATGCTCGTGTTCAGCCCAAAATTAAAAAGGGTTACGAGCCAATGCCGATCCCAACTGAATAAAAAACAAATAAAAAGGGCTAGAAGCAATTTTAGCCCTTTCCTTTTTCTAAAAATAGAAGATAATGATAGCATCTTCCCTCGGTGGGTGGATTTACCTTAATCGGTTCACAGTCGCCTCGGTGTGCGATGATTGGAACCTCCTTTAAAAGGAGAACCCGTCATGGCGAACACCAATACGCCTTTCGGTTTTTCGCAGACTCGCGGAAATGGTTCGGCTCCGACTTATGAACAAGTCCCAGCCCTGATCGCTTCTGGTAACAGCACTGCGATTTATTTTGGCGACCCTGTCGTCCAACTCAGCACTGGTTATATCGCTCAGGCTTCCAGCAACTCTGCCGCTAACGGCGTGGCTGGTATCTTCGTAGGTTGCCAGTATCTCTCCACTTCGCAGAAGCGCACTGTCTGGTCAAACTATTGGCCTGGATCTGACGCCAACGGCGATGTGACTGCTTATATCGTGAATGATCCCAACGCTCAGTTCCTTGTCCAGTCAGGTGGCTCGACCACCACTGCTATTGGCATTGCTGACATTGGCGCGAACATTGGTTTCGCTGTCGGCACTGGCACCGCTGCTTCTGGCATTTCTGGTGCTTACGCCGATCAGACCACGATCAACACCACCAACACTTTGCCATTCCGCATCGTCAGTCTCGTTGCCAACCCTCCTGGGGCTCCTGGCACCGATACAACGACCCCTTACAACCGCATCATTGTCGCGTTTAACAACGTCGCAACGAAGCAGCTCACCGCTATCTAAGGAGTAAAGTGTCATGGCTGTTAATTTAAGTGCCATTAAAGACCTTCTGCTTCCTGGTTTGCGGGGAGTTGAAGGCAAGTACGAGATGATTCCATCTCAGTACGACAAGATCTTCACCAAGCATGATTCGAAGATGGCTCTGGAACGCACCGCTGAAATGCGCTTCCTCGGCTTGGCCAACCTGAAAACTGAAGGTGGCCAGACTTCTTTCGACAACGGTGCTGGTGAGCGTTACATCTACAACCAAGAGCACACTGAAATTGGTTTGGGTTATGCGATCACCCGTAAGGCGATCGATGACAACCTGTACAAGACTCAGTTCCACCCATCGAACCTCGGCCTTATGGAGTCCTTCCAGCAGACCAAGGAAATCTATGGCGCGAACGTGCTCAACACTGCCACGACCTACAATGCTTCCATCGGCGGTGACGGTGTTGCTCTCTGCTCCACTGCACATCCTATCGACGGCGGCACTGTTGCCAACACCCCAACCACCCAGTTGGATTTGAACGAAGCCTCTTTGCTTAACAGCATGATCGCTATTCGTTACAACTTCAAAGATCAGGCTGG